AAACGGTTCCTTCAACAGGCGATTTTCAAAGCACTGGTGGAGGTCCACTCTTCGTTGACTTCGATGGAGAAATGGTTGATAGGAAGGTCCTCACGGACATTCCGAACCTACCGTCTATCCGGCTGAAGAATCCGTTGTCTTGGTCTCATGGTATCGAGTCTGTGGCACTCGCAGTTCAAAAACTGAAGATCCGCTAACCGATATTTTCTTAATTTCCTTTCTGGAGTATAACTTATGCCTCAATTCGAGCCTATGTCGGTCACTGTCAGCGATGACGGTTTTGGAATCGTCCAATCGGGCGACTTCGAACCAATCGTTAACAAGGATGGTTTGGCGTCTTACGCGGGTGGTCTGGTCATCACTGACTCGATCACCAACTCGCCGGACGTCACGGTAACGGGTCCGCCTACGGTAACTGCTCTGCAGTCGTCGTACACGATCTCGCTCCATCGCCCATCCAAGACCAGCCGCATTTCCAAAGTGCGTGTCAAGCTGGTTGTGCCTGTCGAACTTCTCGATGTTAATGGCGACCCCACGGGGATCAAAAGCCATGAGAATTCGGCAGATACAACCTATCTGTTTTCGGAGAAGTCAACTGAAGACGAGCGCATCGCTCTGGACACAATGTTCCGTGCCCTGACCGGTGATGCTCCATCCAGTTTGGTCATCCAACAACTGAAGAGCGTCTACTAAGCCGACGCCCTCTTGACACAAAGGATAATGACATGTCTAAACAGTCATCCACCAAGCGCTCAGTTCAACTCGAGCGTACGCGGATTCTGCGTCTTGTACGTGAATTCCGCCTGCACCCCACTGATAATCAGAGGGTAATCCAGAATTACTTCATCTCCCTTGACACGCCGGTCAGTCTTGCCTGCTATTTACTTTATGTGAATGGCGAGTTCGACCAACTGGTAAGCAAGGAAATCCATCCCTCTCAGTACAACGAAGGGGAGAAATTTCGAGATGACTTCGCAGCTGTATCGTTCCTCCGCAAGCACGAAACGTTGAAGACAACGTTCGACCGCAAAGGGGCAGCGATACAGACCTTCGCCGACGGCGAGGTATCCTGCGAAGACACCAATGTCCGTATCAGACGCTATCTTCTAGGGAGCAAAAACACTCCTGTAGACGAATGTCACCTAACTGGTACCATTCGTAAAATAGATCGCATCCTTGGTTCGTTCGACATTGATGATGTTCTGGACATGTGTGGCTGGGGCCCGGGAACTACGATCCTTGTCAAAGGATCGGACACTTCTGGCTCCCGGAAATTCGACATCGACAGCGACTTTACTGAAGATGCGTACAGCCTGTTCGGCGACGTGATGCTAGGTGCCTACCCAACATGGGAGGGCATCCGGACGCCGCGTTTCCTTGCAGGCAACAAGATAAGCACTGTGCCTAAGAACGCTAAGACAGATCGCACCATCGCGGTGGAGCCAGGGGGAAACTCCTGGCTTCAAAGCGGTATCGGGCGGTCCATCAGACAGCGTCTTCGGTTCTCTGGCTACAATCTCAGTAGTGACCTGAAAAATCAGCGTGGGGCTTATAAAGGCTCCATAGATGACTCTCTGGCAACTATTGATTTTAAAGCTGCTTCGGACACAATTGCCTTGGAAGTGGTAAGGATGTTACTGCCACCTACTTGGTTTACTGTGCTCGATGCTGCCCGTAGCAAACACTACACTCTAGACGGTGTTACCCATCGTTCGAACAAGTTCTCGACGATGGGCAACGGTTATACCTTCGAGTTGGAGAGCCTGATCTTCCTAGCCATTGCCCTCGCTGTTTGCGAGAG